TCTTTCCTCTTCATTCATTATGAGATAACCTCCTCTTTCATCTTTACAAAGATTATCTCATAGAATTTAATAGCTGTTAATGTGGGTTATAATTTACGCTTACACCTAAAGATAAAGAAGCATTTATTAGTCTTATTCAAGAAACTAAAGCAGGAGGTATTTCTGGTCTTAGCTTTGATAATGAAAAAGTGACCTTTACCTTTCCAGCGTCAGAAAACATAGAAAAGAATCGTGCTTATGTAGAACTGATTGCTATGATGGTGGCCTATGCAAAAAAGGCTAAAAGAGTAAGCCCAAAAGCTAAAGAACCAGAAAATGAAAAGTATTATCTAAGGGTTTGGCTTGTTAGACTTGGCCTTGGTGGCAAGGAATCAAAAGAATCAAGGAAAGCCCTTCTTGAAGGACTAAAAGGGCACACAGCCTTTCGTACGCCCCTTGACGCTGAAAAACATAAAGATAGAATACTTAAGCGAAAAGAAGGTGAAAGTCATGACGAATAAGCCGAGAGCCATATTTGGAAGAAAAATGAAGGACATTAAGGAATTAAAAGATGCTACTTACTATGCTAAAAAAGAGGGCCAGCGAGGAAATCCTTATGTGGTGATAAAAGAAGTACACTTAAATGATGATGAGTTCAAGGTATTTGCTCAGGACTTTTTTGAACAGCAGCCATGGATAGAAAAATCAGATGGCGGTTCTAATATAAAAGGTGAATTAAGATGCATTAGAGTAATCAATACCAAGACCGGCGAAAAAATTCTTGTCAATAATGAGGGATATGACTATCCACGTTATACAGCCATTGAGGAGGTCGAAGATGTTTATTAGTAAAGAGATTATTGAGAATTTAAGAAAACAGTATCCATCAGGCACTAGAGTAAAGCTTTTAAAAATGGATGATCTGCAAGTCCCACCTATAGGAATGCTAGGAACTGTGATAGGTGTTGATGATATTGGTAGTATCATGGTTTCCTGGGACAATGGCAGTAATCTTAGTGTGGTTTATGGTGAGGATAGCTGCAGAAAACTTGAAGGATAAAAACAAATATTTAGAAATCCAAAGACTTCTTCGGAGGTCTTTTTCTTGTAAAAAAACCAACAAGAGGAGGTGGGACTTATGGCAACAAGAGGAAGAAAACCCAAGCCAACTGCATTAAAAGAGTTAGAGGGCAATCCGGGCAGAAGGCCGCTGAATAAGAATGAACCGAAACCAAAAAAGAAAGCCCCACGGTGTCCTTCTTGGTTAGAGCAGGATGCAAAAAAGGAATGGAGAAGAATGTCTAAGATATTGGAACAGCTGGGAATTTTAACTGAAATGGATATGGCTGCATTTGCGGGATACTGTCAAGCTTATGCAAGATGGAAAGAAGCTGAGGAATTTATCACCCAACATGGTGCAATGATTAGAACCCCAAATGGTTATTTACAGCAGGTACCTCAAGTATCTATCGCCCAGACAAATTTAAAAATCATGCTCAGGTTTTGTGAACAATTTGGTTTAACGCCATCAGCAAGAAGTAGAATTGCAGCTGGTGAAGGAAAGGTTGATCCGTCAGATGAAATGGAGAAACTACTGAGAGGTGATGGATAATGGCTTATGAATATACACCGACAAAGTTTATGGCAAAATCCTCTCATTATGATCAAAAGAAAGCAGACCGAGCAGTGACCTTCATAGAAAACCTAAAACACACTAAAGGAAAATGGGCAGGGAAACCTTTTTTGTTATTCCCTTGGCAAGAGCAGATCGTGAGAGATATTTTTGGTATCGTTGATGCTATGGGTAACCGTCAATTTAGAACCGCCTATGTTGAAATACCTAAGAAAAATGGTAAATCAGAACTTGCTGCAGCTATAGCTTTGTACCTACTGTATGCAGATAACGAACCTAGTGCAGAAGTATATGGTGCAGCATGTGATAGAAATCAGGCTTCTATTGTATTTGATGTGGCAAAGCAGATGGTTCAAATGTCTCCAGCACTTACAAAGCGGTCTAAGATTACAGCAGCAACCAAACGAATTATTAATTATACTAATGCAGGTTTTTATCAGGTTTTATCGGCAGAAACAGGGACAAAGCATGGGCTTAATGTTAGTGGTCTTGTTTTTGATGAAATTCATGCGCAACCAAATAGAAAATTATATGATGTTTTAACCAAGGGTTCTGGTGATGCCAGAGAACAACCCTTGTTTTTTATTATCACAACAGCTGGCAATGATAAGAATAGCATTTGTTATGAACTTCATTCAAAGGCATTGGATATAAAAAAGGGTCGAAAGAAAGACTTGTCTTTTTACCCAGTTGTATACGGTCTGTCTGAAGAAGATGACTGGAATGATGAAAAGAATTGGTATAAGGCAAATCCGTCCCTTGGCAAAACCATAGGGATTGATAGGATTAGAGCGGCTTATAAAGATGCGCTTGAAAATCCAGCTGAAGAAAATGTGTTCAAACAACTAAGACTTAATATCTGGACGTCATCTGCAGTCGCTTGGATTCCAGAACATATTTATAACCGTGGAAACCTTGATATAGATATGGAATCATTGAAAGGAAGGCTATGTTATGGAGGGCTCGATCTTTCTAGTACATCAGATATTACAGCATTTGTTTTAGTATTTCCGCCAAGAAGTGAAGATGAAAAATATATTATTTTGCCATTTTTCTGGTTACCTGAAGATACTTTAGAGTTTAGGTGCCGGCGTGATCATGTGCTTTATGATATTTGGGAAAAACAAGGATACCTTAATACAACTGAAGGTAATGTTATCCACTATGGATTTATAGAAAGATTTATTGAAAATCTCGGTACGACTTATCATATAAAAGAAATAGCCTATGATAGGTGGAATGCTACACAAATGATTCAAAATCTTGAAGATATGGGATTTACAGTTGTTCCTTTTGGACAGGGTTATAAAGATATGAGTCCGCCTAGTAAAGAACTATATAAACTTTTGATGGAAGGAAAAATCAATCACGGCGGGCAGCCTGTACTGAAATGGATGGCCCAAAACGTTGTGATGAAGCAAGATCCGGCAGGCAATATTAAGCCAGATAAAGAGAAGTCTGTAGAAAAGATTGATGGTATTGTTGCTACTATTATGGCGCTTGATCGAAGTATTAGAAATAAAGGTGAAGATGGCAGTGTTTATGACGAAAGAGGTATTTTAGTTTTTTAAATAAGAAAATCAATTAAATATGAAAATAGGCATTTACAGTAGTAGGTGTTTTTTAATGCAATTTTTTAGGAGGTAGGTTAATGAAGATACCGATTATATCAAAATTAATAAAAGCACGTGATAAGCCCGTAGAAAATATATTGATGTCTAATTATACTTATTTATTTGGCCCAACAACAAGTGGTAAAACTGTCAACGAGTTTACAGCAATGCAGACTACAGCAGTTTATTCATGTGTTCGTATACTAGCTGAAGCGGTGGCTTCATTACCGCTCCATATTTATAGATATAAAGAAAATGGAAAAGAGAGAGTGTATAACCATTCGCTTTATAATATTTTACACAATGAACCTAATACAGAAATGAGCTCATTTGTTTTTCGAGAGACACTTATGAGTCATTTATTAATTTGGGGAAATGCTTATGCACAGATTATTCGTGATGGTGCAGGAAGAGTTGTAGCTCTTTATCCACTTCTTCCAAATAAGACGAGAGTTGGAAGGAATAAAAATGGTGAAATATATTATACCTATACACCTAATTCAGAAGAAAATCCAAATTTTACGGAGTATAGTTCTTATACACTCAAAAAAGAAGATGTTCTCCATATTCCAGGATTAGGTTTTGATGGTTTGGTAGGATACTCACCGATTGCAATGGCGAAGAATGCTGTTGGCATGACCATTGCTACTGAAGAATATGGAGCTAGTTTCTTTGCAAATGGAGCTAATCCTGGAGGAGTGCTAGAACACCCTGGTGTTTTAAAGGACCCAAAGAAGGTACGTGATTCCTGGAATGATGTTTATAGAGGAACAGCAAATGCCCATAAGATTGCAGTTCTTGAAGAAGGTATGAAGTATCAGCAGATTGGTATTCCGCCTGAAGAAGCACAGTTTCTTGAAACTAGAAAATTTCAGATTAATGAAATAGCAAGGCTTTATAGAATACCACCTCATATGGTGGGTGACCTTGAAAAATCAAGTTTTTCAAACATTGAACAACAGTCGTTAGAGTTTGTTAAATATACCCTTGATCCTTGGGTAATCAGGTGGGAACAGGCTCTTCAGCGTTCACTCCTACTTCCAAAAGAAAAGCAGCAGTATTTTATTAAACTAAATGTTGACGGACTTCTTAGGGGAGATTACCAAAGCCGAATGAATGGTTATTCTGTGGCAAGGCAAAATGGTTGGTTATCAGCAAATGATATCCGCGAGATGGAAGATATGAATCCAATATCTGAAGAAGAAGGTGGAAACTTATATCTCATTAATGGAAATATGACAAAGCTAAAGGATGCGGGTGCATTTGCAGGTTTAGGACAGACACAGAATGGGGTGAAAAATTTGCAAGAAAGTGAGGTTAAAAGATGAAGAGAAAATTTTGGAACTGGGTTAAAAATGAGGGTGAAAGAACCCTTTTTTTAAATGGAGAAATTCCAGATGAAACCTGGTATGGCGATGAAGTGACGCCAAAGCTTTTTAAAGAGGAACTTGAATCAGGTCAGGGAGATATTACTGTTTGGATTAATTCACCTGGAGGTGATGTGTTTGCAGCTGCACAGATTTATAATATGTTGATGGACTATCAGGGCAACGTCACAGTAAAAATTGATGGCTTGGCTGCCTCAGCAGCTTCTGTAATTGCAATGGCAGGAACTGAGGTGTTGATGTCTCCGGTAGCCATGATGATGATTCATAACCCTATGACGGTGGCCATTGGTGATTCAAAGGAAATGCAGAAAGCCAGTAAGATGCTTTCAGAAGTAAAGGAAAGTATCATGAATGCTTATGAAATTAAGACTGGACTTACTAGGACTAAGCTATCGCATTTGATGGATGCAGAGTCCTGGTTTAATGCAAAAAAA